TTGTTGCCATTGGTTTGCCTGTGGTTGTTGTTCTTGTTGTGCTTTCGGATTTGGAAACAGTGTAATGCTGCCGATCTTGGGCCATTGTTTTGCATCATCCCCTTGTTTAGCGCTTACAGATAAACTTACGACAAGCCTATGCTGTAACATAATATCATGTATTTGTTGTATCGCAGCTATAGCTGCCGGATCACCCTTTATTTCTTTGGGTTCGTTTATCCATGCGGATATAGACATACTAACAGCTTGTCCGTTATTCATAAAGCCTTGTATCTGGCTGTTGCTATTCCCTAATTGTGGTTTCATAAAAAAGCCTTTCTTTTGTAAATTTCATTTTGGAGTTGTTCATAAATTTTAGGATACTCTAAATTAAGTTTATCCAGCTGATCAGAAAAATATTCATCCCATTGTTCTAATTCATTAAGATCTGCAATACTTTGCAGTTCACCGATACGTTCATCCGCAAAATGTTGCCAAAACGCTTTTTCATCTATCGTAACTTCTTTTTGCTGCGCCTGTTCAACTTCATTAATAGAAGCATACTGACCACCATGTAAACCGATACTTGCTAACGCTCGACCAACAGCGCTTGTCTCGCAGTTTTCTATCGCAGATGTTTTGTTAACGTTTGACGAGCCGCGTATCTCTTCAGCATATCCAGATCCAATAATCATACCGTCTTTGTTTTTTATGACAGCTTTAGCTATAACGTTGTCACCATTGTATGATATGATGTCAGTTTCTATACCATACTCCATACCAAAAGCTTTTCTAAAAGCTTCTACTCTGGTCGATACCATAGTGTATTTTTTACCGCCACGCTGATCTACACCGTCTGTTTGATTAAGGTTGTTAACCTCTTGCATGGCTTGTTCTAAGTTACTCACTTTGTAACACCTCCTAGTTCTTTAGCCTGTTTCAATATTTCCGGGTTCATATCACGCCACACAAAACTATCTGCAAAGTGTGGATCACACAGCTTTAACAGCTGTTGTACGTTCTCCGTCACCATCATAAGTTTTTCACGGCGCTGACACGCTGCAATTACATCAGCAAGCGCGTATTCTAATTCATCTATTGTTGCTTCAAACACAACGTACCCTAGTCTGTTTGCGTACACGATACGCGGTATCTTGCCAGTTAAATGCCAATACCCGGCGATCTGTTTAAGATGCGGATCTTTTATTTTCTTTGGCAAAGAGTTTGCGCGTGGCTTGTCAGTATCAACGCTCGTATCCCATTGCGTCTTAAGTTCTACTGCACCTTCTTGATAATCACCAAAGCCTAGATAATCTAGTTCGCAACCGGGCAGTTTACCGCGCAGCATCGTTTGCCCAATGATTTCATTAGCACCGTACATTGCTTCACGTAAACCAAGCTCCGCGTTTTTACATACAAGCTCAAACTCATTAATACCTATATCATCTTTCTTAACTGGTTTACCTTGCTCATTGTATCGTGGTAGTTGTCTACCCGTCAGCTGACGTTGCACTTTATCTTGATCTATCCAAGCACCAGTTTGTATTGACGTAAGCACGTTTAATGCTTCCCGGTACGCTTCACCTTGCATAACACCATCAACTAACATTTGATCGCAAAAGTATTCTACAGCCCTTCCGCTGCACATATTTACGTTATCGTTAAACTGCGCTTTGTTGCGGTAATCTACATAATATCCAGACTGTGCGAGTATTGCTTCAGCTTGTAAAATGTCACCTTCTGTCTTTCCGTTAACAATATCAAGCGCAATGTTTCTTTCTGTCCGAAGTATTCCCTTATCAAAAAACGTATAAAAATCAGGGGTACTTGGGTTACTATGGTGATAGTAGCCTTTGCTGTACGCCCATGAAAAGTTATTTCGTATCATTTTTTCTCTTTCGATTGACAGATTGTGTCTAACTTAGTATCAAGGAAAATAAATTACAAGGAGTTTTTTTATGACGCTGGATGAATGGCGAAAATCGCAAGGCATGAGCTACCCGGTTTTGGCAAGGAAACTAGGTGCAGCTGGTGCTACGGTTGCCCGGCGCTGGTGTTTGCCAAGTGACCACAAGGACAGAATGATACCGTCACCTAAGTTTATGCGTATCATACAAGATAGTACACACGGCGCAGTGCAGCCAAACGATTTTTACAGGTGATGTATGGGTGGTAAAGCAAGTAGAGACAAGGGCGCAGCATTTGAACGCGAGATTGTAAACTGGCACAAAGAGCGCGGTGTAGATGCAGAGCGCATACCGTTAAGCGGTGCGATGAAGGGAAACTATGCGAGTGACATCAAGCTAGGACCGCAACTTGCGTTAACAGCTGAGTGCAAGCGCAGAGCTAGAGCGTGGCAAGATATATATGATGCGTTCGACCAAGATAACAGCGATGTTGTGTTTATCCGCAAAGACAGGAAACCAGCATTAGTTGTTTTAACAATGGAAACTTACGAAACTTTTTTACAATGGTTTGATTGGATAAAGGAGAAATAAAATGGGATACACTGAAACAGGCATAGGGTATCAATCAACAGATACAAGCAAAGAGGCAGCTGTAACTAATTACAAAGGCAAGCTGACAATACGTGACCGGGTGCATCAGCTGCTACAGAAAACATCTCAGGCATTATCTACTGAGGACATTGCCGGGTTGTTAAACGTACCATACGGATCGGTGCAGCCCCGGTTGTCAGAACTACAGAATGAAGATAAGGTTGAGGACAGCGGAGAACGCGGTAAAACTCGCTGGGGTAAGGCTTGCATCAAATGGAGAGCAAAGTGACTTACATAGTTGAAAAAGGCGATAGCGCTGTAGAAGTTACAGTGATTGACGATACGCGCAAAGTTGAATTGCCAATGAAGAAATGCCCTTACTGTGATGGTGAGGGCGATTACTTAGTTGAAGAGCCTGTAGTTGATTACGTGCATGGTGGTTACTTACAAGAGAAGCGTGTTACTTGTGACGAATGTTATGGCAATCGTTACGTGGTTATTGAAGATGAATAATTATGAAGTTGTAGAAGTTCCGAGCAGCACAGTTTGCGGACTATTTAAAGAAAATCATTATTTAAAGAGAGTGCCTAATATTAAGTATGCTTTTGGGCTTTATAAAGAAAAGTATTTGTTTGGAGCATGTACTTTTGGGTTACCTCCGTCACAAACTCTTTGCGCTGGTATTTTTAATGGAAAGTATCAAAACGAAATATTAGAGCTTAACAGATTGTTCTTAGTTCAAAACACAAAAAATTTAGCTTCTTTTTTTATTGCTAAATGTATGAAGCAGTTACCAAAACCAAGTGTAATTATAAGTTTTGCAGATACTAGCGCTCACCATCATGGATACATATATCAAGCATCAAATTTTATTTACACAGGATTAAGCGCAAAATTTACAGATTATGCAGTTAAAGGTTTAGAGCATTTACATCACGCTACTATTGAGGATAGCGTTGGCAGATATGACAAAAGCCCAAATTTAAATAAAAAAGAGGCTTTACAAAAAAAATACGGCGATAAGCTGTACAAAACAGAGCGACCAAGAAAACACCGATACATTTATATTTGCGGCAGTAAAAAACAAAAAAAGGATCGTAAAAAAGATTTATTGTATCCAGTTTGTAATTATCCGAAAGGAAATAATAAAAATTATAGCGTGGGAAATGTTGCACCGACACAGGGATTATTACTTTGAATAGTATGGAATGTAAATCTTGTGGTCGTGAGCATGACGTTAATCGTGGTGGCTGGATTATATTGGCTACCAAGGATTTGATTTGTGATCCAGCTGACAAGCCTGAGTGCTGGGAACAGCTGAGTGATTGGTACATACAGAAGCGCGCACAGATGCAAGCTTTGCATGATAAAAATAATGGGTTGACAAATGCGAAAACCGCTGTACGCTAACGCGAGCCTCCCGAGGCGAGATAATAACTATAAAGTTAATAACAATATAGTTAATAACAATATAGCAGTAACTATAAATAACTATAATAACAATATACTTAATAACTATAAGCAAGACGTACTGAAACGAACACTTGTCAAGATGAACCCGGCGTACAAAAAAGCTGGCGAGAAAGCGCGACAAGATCCGTTAGCATTTCGGTTAGAAAAAGTTATGAAGTTATTGCGAACCCGGTTAGGAACGCAGAATTTTATTGAAGCAGTAAATCATGTAGCTACATTGTCACCAATGGAGCAAGCAAAGTTTTGCCAGAGCGTTGAGGACTATTATGCCGCAAGATGTATCGAAAATGACAGCTGAAGATCTTAATGAGTTATTTATGGAAGCGGCACAAACAGAACGTTATATGCCCGGTGTGTATCGCAGACAACATTTATCAAGCTGGCCTGATTATGTACAGTCATGGTCTAGCTATGGTTGGTCTGATGTTAAACAGGTACGCATACAGCCTACAGCTACACAAATTGATCGTTTGTATACTGCGTTAGATTTGGGTCTACGCATGGGGAAGGACGATAGGAAAATAATTTGGGCAGCTGCACATAGCGCCGTAGGAAGGGAACGAGGACCGCAATGGACTAAGCTGGGTAAAATGCTCGGACGCTCACGGAGAAGCGTCAAGAACGAGTATATCGCTGCGCTGGTACGTTTGACTTGGATAATAAAAAAGCCGCACTGAATGAACAGTACGGCTTCCCGGTACACCGGGCCTCACACTAAAACTACGTTAGAGCATTTTAATCTAATTGTCCAGTTTCTCTTAATGTTTGTTCGTCAGCTTCATAAAAACCAGCTGACAATTCATACCGAAGCCAACCAATAATACCTTTTAAAGTATCTTGGTTCCAACAAACAACTGTACACGTACTAGATACCCAACAATGTTTGGGTGGTGCGTCAAACGTAATGCTCCAATTACCAAAACTGTGTTCGTAATCAAATTCAACACCGTGTAGCTGACAAATTGATTTAAGTTTTTCTAAAGTTTTATTCATTGCAAAGCCCACAAGATAAAAAATAACATACACGGAGCAGCAAACACTGCTACTGCTCCAATGATGTCACCGATAAGGTCAAGCCATTTCATGTTGTTGCTCCTATCGTAAATATTCTGGGCCAGTCCATCTAACCCATGAAAAATCGCCATCAAGAACATTGCCACGCGCTTGGTTTTTTGCTGGAGCAGACCAGCTTGCTGCTTTTAAAATGTCACCTTTTCTAAATTTTGGATCATCGTCAGAGTTAACAACAAAGCCCCATGCAGAGCCGCCGTTCATCTCTGTTATCTTGATATACTTTTTACCAACTTTGTAACCAAGCTCTTCACCGTGTTTTACAATGCTAGCTTCAAGCCTTTCTGCGTTACCGCCAGCTTTAATCCAGCGTCTTTGCATTTTTGCATAATCATCTTTTATAGCTGTTAATAAATTCTCTAATTGCTGTTGCATTTAATATTTCTCCATTATTTTAAATGCTAAGTTTGCTAACTGAACTGGACCCATGTCGTTCATCTTTGCTTTGTTGTTATCGTTTACTGCATTGTAAACTTTCATTACCGCAGACGCAGTAAACATATCTACAAGCACACCATCAATCTTTTCTGCTTGATGATTTTTAACAATTTGGTCCATTACTTGAATACTGTTCATTGTTAGCCTCCTAATCCTACAATGTTGTGATCTTTGCTAACAGGTATGATTTCTATGTAGAACTCGCTAAGACTGCTAGCCTTGAGTTGTTCGGCAGCGTCAAGCGCTGCCTGATGGTTGTCGTACTTGCCGACAATGCTGTTGCCGTACATGGCGATTTTTTTAACAATGTATTGCATAGTTACTCCTTAACAGGTTTGACAGTATGTGTCAAGCTACTAATTGATATGGCTTATCCCACGCGCCAATGTCGATTGACATAAAGTAAGCGTAGTCAAAGTAGTCAGTCATTATATCGCTGTTGTTGTAGTACAAAGTACCTTTCATGGCAGCTTGCATTTCATTAACAAACTGTTCTGAAATATGAAGCGGTTTATCTGGATCGTGAGAAACGTATTCTCTGTATGGGTTTTCCTGATAGTAAGTTTCTACCGGGTAAAACTCTCGACCAGCTGCTAACTGTGCGTCTCGTCTTTTGTTGTTAGCATGACCAATAAAATCTATCGGTCCACTTTTGACAGTAACTTTTAAAGTGCTGTGGTTCTTAACGCTGATAGAACCTTTACAGTTGTACTTTGCAAGCACTGCCTTGATGCCCGGTGCTAATTCTTTTTTCATTTCTTGGTTAAAATATGCCATGTTATTTACCTCCTAATTAATCGTCAATTTGTTCGTCTGTTACGTCTACCCAATAATCAAGCTGTTCGTAGACATAATCGTATTTTACAACTGTTGGTATAAATGGAACGTTTGCAGAAGTTCTACACGTAAGAACTTTGCCCCAAAAATAGCTTTCTTCTGAGGTAGCAGTTCTTTTTTTGAACACTCGACCGCACTCAGTAATTGCAAACACAGCTGTCTGATTACCTTCGCAATTGTTACTTCTATTTAAGTATTGGATTTCTTTGATGTGATACACAGTTACTTACCTCCTTGCATATCGAACAATGGTAAGCCGAAAGTCTGAGCCTCGGCTATGTCAAACGCTTTTGCAGCGTCTATCTGTTTGAACACTAAAACAGTGTGGCTAATCTTTTTTCGCTTGCCCCAATAGTCGTTGATGTCAACAACGCCGCCTTGATCTAACACTTTGTTGCCGTGAATTAATTGAACGTGCCCGGTAGTAGTAGCCATGTAAACGTGGTTAGGATTGGCAACGTCTTTGATAAATCGCTGCAAAGTCATGCCGTAACCTATGCTGTAAGGGTGCATCTTTTGCAATAACTTGTCGTACTTGACGTTAAGCTTGTTTAAAACAATTAAACGCTCGTCATGTTTAGTACCGCCATGCCATCTTTTCTTAGAAGCAACACGCTTGCAATGCTTTTTGAACTGAACAAACGCATCGTTTAAGCTGATGCCAGCAACAACAGCCACTGCTTGAACGCCGCAGTGACCGCCTTTGAAAGCATCTTTGGGAAGCGCAAATTCCATACTGTCATTACCTCCGTTGTTGTTTGGAAAACTGTGGGAGCAAGCTCAACCACAACTTACATATAATGTATGTGACAGATACTGTCAAGGGGTATACAGAAAAAAAATATATTTATTGCCGAATGTACTGAAATAGTCTATATGTATGCTACAATCGCAAGATGTTGTGTTTTGCCTCAAGCAACAACAATGCCTGTTACTTGCTGTTGTTAACTAGCCCGGTTACGCCGGGCATTTTTTTAGGAAGCTGTAATGCCAAGTAGAACTGTTACGATTAAAGTAATGCAGAAGATATGCGATAGGTTAGCCGAAGGTGAGACGCTGGTAGATATTACCAAAGATAAAGCTATGCCTAACTATCGTAGCGTTACACGCGCTGTACAGGCAGACGAAGAGATATGGGAGATGTACAGGAAAGCGCGCATATTGCAGAGCGAATATTATTCAGACCATATTAACAGGTTAGCTATGGAAGAACTGCCAGAAGTAGCAGATCCACGTATGATTAACGCAGAAGTACAACGGCGTAGGTTAGAGATTGACACGCTGAAATGGACAGCCGCAAGGAACCAGCCATTTGGCATTAGAGACAAGAAGGAAGATCAACCAAGTAGCTCGGCGATCACGATCAGCTGGGCTGGCGGTGACGTTGCTGTTAGCGCGACTGA